AGTAGGACACGATCGCAACGGTCGGCCTGCCCTTCAGACTGCTGCCCTGATACGAGAACCCATCCTGCGTGACATTAGCCAGCGTGAACAGGTGCGCGACGGTGTCCGGTGCGTCCTGCGCGATGCTGAGCGCACCCTCAGACCAATACGGCATTGCCCGAAAGACCGAGCACATGTCACTGATCAGCTTGTAGGCATCGTCTGCTGTTTGGATGTTGACGTTGCAGGAGAACCGCGGCTCAGTGCCACCAAGGCCATCCGGCACCAACGCGCTGCAATACTGCGACGCGGTAAAGAATGAAAACTTATCCAGTTGCGATGTTTGGATGTGATCGCCGAACCCATAGCGGCTGTTGACCAGCAGATCCCATAGCACCCATGCAGGGTCATTGGTCCATTGCTTGGTTGCGCTGAAATTGCCGCTCCATATAAAGCCAGCCGGATAAACGATCCGCCCGGTACCAGGGTCAACGGTGACGCCATCAGGGATTGCCACCTTGATGCCACGGATGCGGTAGCTGCGCTTAGGGATGCTGCCGATCTGTTTTGCATCTAACCGCAGGCCGATGACAGCGCTGTTGGGATACCGCAGCCTGCCATAGATGATCTTGGTGTACGACGCCCAGTTGAACTTATCCTGTACCTTGGAGCTGGTTGAGTTGGCGGTAACGCGAGCGACTTTGATGTCAACCGGAAACGCGCCGTCTAGATCGATCTGATAGTCGCGGTTGTACGGGTCCAGTGATTTGCCGTTGACGATGTCATTGTGAATGACTTCATAAGATCCGCCGCTGTAGCGTCTAGAGATCTGGATCTGCACCTTTGTCCCCTTGTTGCCGCTGTCGCTATACAGCACAGGGAACTGCAGTGTGATGCGCACTGCATCGACGTTGTTGTCCGCAATGGTACGCACCACCGGATTGGCTGCGTCAACAGTGACGCCAACCGTTCGCTCTTCTGAGATGGTGTCGCCATACTTCAACGGCGATTGAGCCTGCGTGCCCTTGGCAGTTGCGTCTACCTCGACGCCTTGGAAGTTCAGGCGATTGCCAGCATCACGTAGTGGCGTGTTGTCCAGGAAGATCGACTGCTCGCCATTGACCAACCCCTCGATCTCGCCTTCGCTGATCAGGTCAACGATCTGGGTATATTGCGTCGATTGCAGCGTCATGCCTTCACCTGCACAGTGTCAATGCCGGCACTGACAACAACCGATCCGACGATCACCTCGCCATAGACGATCGGCACCGGTACGCCAGCCCTTGCGGTGTTTTGCACGCCGTTGAAGCTGAAGTTAGACCGCGGGTCGTTCTGCGTGCTGGATGACGCCGACACGCCAACCTGTGGCGTTTTGCTCTGCAGTTGGCTTGACAGGTATGAAAGGCCGACGGACAGGCCAATGCCTAACAGGATGGGCGCTGCTTGAGCGAGGGTGTTAGCCGCTGTGCTGAGCCCATCGATAAGCAAACCCAGACCTGCTTCTAGCTCCCCACTGAACGCAGGGATGATCCGCAGCTCTTGGCGCCCGATCGGATGGCTCAGTTCGTCAGCAGTCAACAGGTGATCGCCAACCGCAATGCAGTATCGCTGATTCGCTAGGTGTTGGCGCAACCCAGGGAAGTTGGCATTAAGGAACCGCAACGCCTCGATGGCGGTATCGACAACAGCTTCAAGAACACGGCGCCCGAGGAACTTAGCTAGCGGCCCATACACTCGGATGGTATTCATCAGACCATTGCTCGGTGCGTGGATCAAGGATAAACCAGCTAAGGCCGCTCAACTTGATGCCTCTGATGTCCATTCTAGACGGTTCCAGCGGTCCGCCAGGGTGGCTATGGATGACGGCCAACACCACACCGGCATCCTCTGCTGCTGCATAGTCCAGGGGGTTGAGCACAAACTCCTGCCCGCTGTTGGCGAGGTTTGCGCAGGGCCAATACGTCAGGTCATCCAGTTGCACCAGCAGCCCGCACGACTCCTTCGGGTCCTGCTGCTTGGCGTGCAGCATGGCCTGCTCACGCCACATAGCTGCTGACGCCAGGGAATGACCCGAAGTTCAGGATGCCATCCGTGCGGAACACATAGCTGCGATCGGGTGCTGTAAACGTGTAGGTCGCAGATGCTTGGGTCTGCACTTCGTAGAAGCTGTAACTGCCGGTGCTGTTGGCGATCTTGGCGTTGAACGACAGCAGCACACGCTTAAGGGTGCCGCTGTTACCGAGGATGCCGGTCACTGTTGCAGTATCGGCCTCTGCGATGGTGGGACCGATGACATACTGCCCCAGTGCAATGCTCGTCGTGTTGGGCACAACGATCACATCGCCAACAGGATCCGGGTCGCGTGGGTTGGCGGCGTAGCCAAATGCCTGCTGCTTCAGGTAGCTGCTGGTTTTGGTCGTGATCAGCGTGGCCACATTCAGCCATGACAATTGCTGGCTCAACGTGACGGTAGTGGCGCCAACGGACTCGACCGTAACTGACACACCTGCCGGGATGCCTCCGCCTGTGACGGTCATGCCAACTGCTAGCCCGCTGGTGTTGATGCCGGTGATGGTGGTGCGATTGGTGCTCAGTGTGCCGGTCTTGCTGATGGTGGTCGTTGCTGTTGCGTTGGCGCTCATCGTGATGGTGGCACCTGCAACGCTTGACACCGTGGTGCCGCTTGGCACAGCAAATCCTTTGACCGGCAGCCCTGCCTTCACGTTGACCGCCGACTCGAGGACCAGTTGGTTGCTGCCGCTGGTCACGCTGCCGGTGCCGATGATCTGCGCAAACCGCCGCTCACAACTGCTCAGCCGTTTGCCGCAGACATCCTCCGCCAATGTGGCGACAGGCACGTCATCCTCGTCGAAATACAGATCGCCGCTGTAGCCGCATTCGGTCGAGCGGTACTCCCATTGGCAAAATGCACTGAGGCATTGCCGCTTTGGACCGCGCACGCCGAACAGGTCAAACGCGCTGGCTAGCTCGAACTCGACAACGTCCCTAGTCTCAGCCGCCTTGCGGTCGATGTAGAACACCTGCCGCGGGAACTCAGCCGTCGGGTCTGGACTGTAAGGGCTAACGCCACCAGGGAAGTTGTCAGCATCGAGGTAACGCCCGAGCGTACGGATGCGGGTCACCTTGGCACCTTCCAGCCCGCGCGGCAGGCTGAGCATCAGCCCGGTGATCGTGCCAAGCAGATTGCTCATCCGCAACGTTGGCCGCGGCAGTTGGCCGTTGCCGCTTAGCTCAAAGCCATCAGCCTGGATCGGAAACCACGAATAGCTGTTGCCGTTCCAGATCAGGCCGCCGATCTCTTGGGCGATCATGTCGCCATTCTCGAAAAGCAACAGATCGTTGTCTTCTGCGATCAGCAGCCCACCAGCTTGTAGGTTGATGCCCGAATGGAATCGGTAGACATCCGTAACGCCATGCTGAGCGGTGTTTAGCTCCAGCTCAAACAGCTCAATGACGGCGCCAGGGTTGATCTCCTGCAGCGCTGAGACCGGTACAGCCATCAGGGTTCAAATACCTGCCGGAACGTGGCAGTGATCACCGCCCTGCCGGTGTACGGGATCGACTTGGTCCAGCTACTGCACACCCAGTCGTAGGCCGTTGCTTCATCTGGCGGCGTCCAGCCAAAGGAAGCGCCATCAGCAGCGCGAGCATCAAGGAATGTCTCAATCGTATCTGCATTGGCTTCGGTGATGTTGTTCCAGGTCAGTGACCATTCCCTTGGGTTTTGATTCAGGCCAAAGGTCAACCGGTGCTCGTAGCCATCGCCGAACTGCACAACTCGTTGCCGCGGTGCGCTGCGCTTTTCGGCGCCGTAGGTCGGTGTGATCGCTGGGAAGGTGGCCATTATGCGAGCAATCCTCCGGGGCGCTTCTGCTTGACGATCTCTTGCTGCACTGCGACAGACACGATCCTGCCAAGCTGATTGGCCCGCTGGTCATCACCTTGCACGCTACTGCCGCTGGCGTCAACGTTGACGACCACATTAACGCCACCGCCAAAGCTGCCGGTTGGTGCGATGCCGCCGCTACGTCCTGGCATGAACAACTCAGGACCACGCTCGCCAACCAGGTACGGCTGACCAGCGCGGACACTGCCGCCCATGGCGCGTGGGCTTGGCTTGAATAGTCCACCGAGCAATCCACCGCCGGATCCAGTGCCGGACATCTCGCCGAACAGCGCCATGTTGATTGCCACGTCGAGCAGCTTGTTGGCGATGTTGCGCAACACCTGCGATGCCACGTCACCTAGCGACTTGGTGCCATCAATCGCACCTTGGATGGCGTCAACGATGCCGGACTTCAGTGACATGCCGATGTCGGCATAGAGGCTCTTCAGTCCACTGCTTGCGTTCTTGATCTGTGCCGTTGCGGTCAGGATCTTGCGCAGTTGATCAAGTTGACCCTGTGTCAGGTTCAGCTTGGCGATCTCTTCTGATTTCAGGTACTGCTCAATCTGCAACAGATCCCGCTTGAGCGGATCCGTCTGCTTCAGCAGATCCAGCTCGCTTTGCTTGTCAGCCAGCAGTCGGGCGCCATCCTTGATGCGCTGTTGGTCGATTGCGGCCAGTTCGCGCTCGATGTCACGCTGGTTGGCAACAAGTTTTTCGTTGCCGTCGTTGATGATTGACTGTTGCGCCCTGATGTCTTTCTCCTGCGCTAATGCCTGGGCATAGCGGTATTGAATGTCAAGCTCCCTCTCCTGCCCTTTCAACCGTGCGACAAGTTGCTTGTCGCCGATCGCCTCTGCGGCAGCAATCTTGTCTTGCAGTCCAGACTTGATTCGGGTCATCTGCGTTTCCGCAGTCCGGTCCCGGATCACCTGCGCAACGCGCTTTTGCTCCTCGGCAGCAGCTTTTGCTGCGCGCTCGGCATCACGCGCTGCTTTTGCCTTTGCCTTTTCATCGACGACAGCGGGGCTAGTAGTTGCCCTGCTAGGAGCAAACGGCACTTGCGCGCTGCCAGGTGAATATCTGCCATACATTCCGCTGCCAGCGGCAGTCTGCCTAGCGCCGCGGCCCAATCCAGCAGGAGCACTTAGGAGTGGCGATAAAACACCACCAGGCAACAATCCTGCAAGCATGTTAAGAGCAGGCTGCTGGCCAATGCTTCTCAGGCGTGAGTCAATTTGCCCAAGTACGCCAAGCAATCCCTCAAAGGGCGCCAATGCAGAGCTAACCGCAGATGAGATAATCTGCCAACCAGCGCCAAAGTCTTTGACATACTGCGTCGCACTTTCTAGTATCTTTGTTAATGCTTTCACGCTTTCAATAACGGCCGGCATTATTGCCTGAACCACTTCAACTTGAAAATCTTGAAATGCGTTTTGCAGGTTCTTTATCTGCTGTGAAGGTCCTTGCATTGCCGCTTCAAGCTGCCCAGCCCCTTCTGTCGCAACTCGCTTCAGTGCGCGGATAACGACTTCGCTGGTTATTTTGCCGTCTTCAGCTAACTTGCGAATCTGGCTGATTGGTGCGCCAAGTTCTTTTGTCAGCGCAACGACAAGGCCCGGCGCCTGTTCAAGCACCGAGTTGAGTTCTTGACCTCGCAGTACACCAGAACCCAAAGCCTGCGTCAATTGCAACAGCGCGCCTGCTGATTCGGCGGACGTTGCACCGCTTACCTTAGCGGCAGTATTGAAACCGATAAAAGCAGCTTCTACGTCTTGAATGCTTACATTCAATGGACGCAATCTGCCGTAAAGTTGCGCAAATTGCTGATTAGATTCTGTCGTGCTTAATCCAAACTGTTGCCCAGCCCTTGCAGCGGCAAGTTGAGCCTGCGTGACTTCGTTGTAACCCTTTGCCAGAAATTGCAGTCGCCTGGCCGACTCCTCTCGCTGAATGCCAGCTTGCACAGCCTGCTGCGCAACTCGCAGGTTGGCATATGCCGCAGCCACGCCGCCAAGCGTAGTGATTAACGAAGAAAATCCTCCTCCAGCATTACGAGCCGCCCTGCCTTGCCTTTCAATACCAGCAGCAGCAGCTTCGGCGGTAGTAACAAATTGACCATTCTCTTTTCGTGCACGGCCGGCTGCATCAATGAAATACTGCATACCATTGGCAGCAGTATGCAATTCACGGCCTGTCCTGGTCATGGCCGCTGCTGTGCCATTAACCGATTGCGTCAGCTTCTGCGTCGCCGTATCAGCCTGTCCAGAGGCGCGGTTGACTTGCTGCAGTGCTTGGACAGCCTGCGTCGCATCAACCCTTAGCTCGACGTTTGAGACTGCCATGGCACCATTCTACCGGCGCCGTGCCTTATCCATTGCTTCCTTCTCGCGCTCGCCTTTGATCTCGTAGTACGCCGCAAAGTGCACGAACTCAGCGTCGGTCAGCTCAGTCCGCAACCGGCTGACCGTCATGCCTAGTTCAGTAGCCAGGAAGAACTCGAAGAAGAGCCAGTTATCCTGGCTCAGTCTTTTTTTGCTTCCTCTAGGCCAGCATCATCACCAAGGCCAAACAGGAACAGCTCCAGTTCGTTCAGCACGCGCTCGGGCAGCTCGCGTTGCAGCTTGGCTGCATCAGCCGGCGCGAATGCCTTGGTGCCGTTCTCCAGCTCAGCAATCTGGCACAGCATTTGCGTGCTGACCTCCAGTGCCTCATCAGACCCCGCCAGCGCTGTTGCACGCTTACGGTCTGCGCGGGTAATCGGCTTGAAGTAAAGATCCAGCACCGTATCACCAGCATCATTCTTGATGCTGAACTTACGGCGCTGGTTCAGGTCAAATGCACCGGCAAGCAGATCAACCGGGCGTTGTGAGGCAGGCATCAGATGCTAAGCGTGAGGGTTCCGCTGGAGACGAAGTTGATCGTGATGATCTCGATCTCGCCAACCGTAGCGGAGTATTCCGAGCTTGTCACCACGATGGTACCGGTGATCTTTTTGCCGCCGGTCTCGTCCAGATACAACTCAACCGCTGCATCGGCCTCGTCAGTGGCTTGGTTGGCATCCTTGATCAGGTCCAGCTTGTCGCCAGATCCAGGGGCGTCGTACATCACCTCGATGGTGCCTGATCCACTGATCAAACCGCCGATGTTGGCGCGGTAAGTGGCGCCATGGGTGGTGGCGTCGTATGACTCCTTCTCAACGGTCATCGACCATGACCGCACCGATGCGATCTCGGATAGACCGCCGCTGCCAGCCTTGTCAAAAAAGACTGTCCCTTGTTGCCCGCGATAGAAAGCCATGATCAGATGTCGAGGGTGATGGTTCCGTTGGTCACGAAGTTGACCGTGATCACTTCGATCTCGCCCACTGTTGCAGAGTACTCAGCCGATGTGATCACACCGTCAAAGCTGATCTTCTTGGTGCCGCTTGTATCTAGGAACAGCTCGAACAGTGCCTCACCTTGATCGGTAGCGGTATTGGCGTGCTCGATGAACACGTTGGTCTCATCGGCGCTAGTGGC